ACGAGTATTACACTCCCGACACCGCAGATCGCGGAATTGTTGAAATCTCAATCGTCAAGCAGCGCAACGGGCCAACCGGAATCACCCGCGTTTTGTTTGAGCAAGAGTTTTCCCGTTTTCGCAACCTTAAATCGTTTAGCTAATGTACGTTGCCTGACCAATGCGAAGCGAGGGAAGGCAACAGCCCGCTGGTGTCAGCAGCCGAAAACGGTGGAGCAAATCAAAGAATTTCTGGAGAACCTGAAACATGCTGCTTAGAACGCAATTAGAACTAGCTTTTCACCGATACGCTGACGTGTTCCCAATGATGGACGCAGCAGAGTTTTCATCGCTCAAGGAAAGCATCAGCAAGGGCGGGCTAAAGGAACAAATCTGGCTGTATGAGGGCAAGATTCTAGACGGCAGAAACCGATATTTAGCCTGCCTAGAGGTTGGGATAGAGCCAGAGTTCAGAGAGTTTCGAGGCACTGATGAGCAGGCACTAGAAGCGGTCATCGCCTGGAACCTGGAGCGGCGGCATTTGTCGAGCTGGCAAAAAGCAGCGATCGCCACCGAAGCCGACGGACTGTTTGAGGAACTGACAGAGCAGGCAAAGGCAAGGCAGCTATCGACGCTGAAGCAAAACCAGCCCAAAGAGGAGTGCGGCAATGTGGCGATCGCGCCCCTGCCTCCTACGGCTCCCGTTGTGCAAAATTTTGCACAACGGGTTGATACTCGACCCGAAGAAAGTAAAACCCGCGCAAAACTTGCCCAAGCATTCGGCACCAACCGTCAGTACGTCCAAGACGCACTGCGAATCAAAGCCGAAGCCCCCGAAGTCCTGGAAGCCTCAAAACAGGGTGTACTTTCCGGGCCGCAGGCAAAGTCCATCGCTCAACTTCAGCCAGAGCAGCGACAAGAGGCGATCCAGGTCTTGCAAGAAACCCCCAAATCAAAGCGCAGCGCAGCGCTCAACGCCCTGCTGAGCAGCGAGTCAAACGAGTGGTACACACCCGCTCAGTACGTCGAAGCAGCGCGGCGGGTGATGGGGCAAATTGACCTAGATCCAGCCTCCAACGCTGTAGCCAATGAGGTTGTAAGGGCAGAGGTATTTTACGACATCGAAGACAACGGCTTATCACAGCCCTGGAGTGGGTGCGTATTCCTGAATCCTCCCTATGGACAGGACAACGACAAAAACGCCAGTAATCAGGCGATTTGGGCAAGACGCCTGATTGACGAATACGAATCTGGCAGCGTCACGCAAGCAATTTTGCTTGTCAATGCTGCCACTTCAGCAAAATGGTTTGAACCGCTGTTTGAACACGTCATTTGCTTCACCAATCACCGCATCAAGTTCTATCGCCCTGGCGCTGATGCAAACTCGCCCACCCAGAGCAACGCCATTGTCTACATGGGCGATCGCGTTGACAGTTTCGCTGAGGAGTTCAAAGAGTTCGGAGCGGTCGTTAAAAAACTAGTGGAGCACTCCAGTGAATCAATTTGATTTTGAGTCGCAACTACTGAAGGGGCAACAGGCAGAACTGGAGCTGGATCAATACTTTGCGCGGTTTTATGAAATCGATCGCCACGCCACCCGCGAAGAACAAAGAAAAGGCATAGATCGGGTTTTTCATGGATCAACTGGTTCGTTTTTTGTTGAGTATAAAACCGACTTCAAAGCCCATCAAACAGGCAACGCTTTCATAGAAACCTTGTCGGTAGATCGAGCAAATATTTCAGGTTGGGCGCATTCCTGCAAATCTGATTTTCTTGCCTACTACATTCCAGGACTCAAGTTGATTTACTGGCTAGACGTGCCCGCCATAAAAACCAGGATTTTGCTCTGGCAAGCCAAGTATCGAAAGGCGTTCGCCCAAAACAACAACTACAAAACTGGCGGCGTTTTGGTTCCGCTGTTTGAACTGGATGCGATCGCCCTTCAAGTCATCAACCTCTAGCCAGGCGATCGCCCTCTACCTCGCCAAAAACCTTCACTTTTACGCAACCAACAGCCATGCAGATTCCCGTCAATGACATCCGAAACGCGATCGCCGTTATCCGCCAAAAGTACCCCGGCACCGAAGTAAGGCAAGCGTTCGACGACTTTGAAAGACTCCTAGAACCTGCCTGCACCCAGCCCCAAGATCCCCGCCCCGTAAAGCCCCTGACGATCAGCCTTGGAGAAAAGTAGTCAACTACCCCCACCTGAACGAGGTGGGGCCAGCGGGCCAGCACCGCCAGACTAGGTGGTGCTGATGTTTTCGTCTGGGTCGAGTCCCCAGGCTAGGCAAAACGCGCCCGCCGCTGCGTCCAATTCCAAAAACTTGCCGTAGCCCTTTTCTTCCAGCATTTCGTAAATCACCTGTCTGGGCGATCGCTGAAGCAGCTTGGCTCTGATTCTTACGGCTGCTGCCAACGCCTGGATATTCTCAGGCACTCCCGCCCTGTCCATCAAAAACTGCTCCAGCGTGCGCGTGGTTGAGGCTTCGCGCACGAATTCGCCTTGAGCCGCATAGAAAATCTCGGTTTCGATAGGCAGTCGAACCGGAATAGGGCGATCGCGGCGATTGATTGATTTGGGACTCACTTGATCCATTTGGTAACTAACCAGATTTTAGAGTGTTAGCTCCTATCGTATCTTTTGATTTCCATTTGGTAGCCATTTAGGTTGCCAAATGGAAATCATTCGGTTAATCTCTATTTCAAGGGCGTTTCAAAATGGTTTCAAACCCGTTTCGCAGAAACGCCCTTGAAACCATTTTGAAACGGTTTTGAAACGGAATGCTGGCAGAACAGCCCAAACCTGTGTTTTTCAAAGACCTGGCGCGGCGCTTCGGCGTTACCGAGCGCACGCTCTACAACTGGTTCGCGGCAGCGGGCCCGTTGGGGTGGCTCGACCCCACTGGCGATCGCCAGTGGTTCGACGAGGAGGATGCTTTGTGGGCTGCTGACTGGCTTGCTTTCAGGACTCAGGTTTCGTCTAAAGCGCAGCTCTACATTGCTGCGGTTCAACGCAACAACTACCAAAGGATTTTTGTATGACACTTACCGAGGAACAGAAACAAGCGCTCAACTCCGCCGCCAATTGCAGAACCCGGAAGAAAAGCACTAAGCAGGCGCGTCAATCTGCTGCAAGCAGCGCAAGTGGAACCGCAAGTGACGTGAAGGGGGCTGACCTGGTTGACTTGGCGGCGATCGCCCAACAGTTCAACCAGGTCGGGCAAACCGTTGGACTGACAGCGATCAACTCAATGCATCAAGGTATTGCCCAGGTGTTTGAGTCCTACCGCCAGCACGGCGGCGTCCAGTTCTTTGTGCAGCAGGTGGGCGATCGCGCTGTAGCGCTGCCGGAAGCTGCACCTAACCTGTTGGGAGCAGCAGAGCCATCGACAAAGGATGAGGCGATCGCCGCCATTGAAGCCCTGTTTGTGGAGGAGTGATGGAATCACTGCTAGATCCTCGCAAGGCAGCGGGCAACAGCCTGGTGATCAGCCTCCTGTTAGTTGTTTGTGGTGCCGCAGTTTCGGTGACGCGCCTACAGACCGCCACAGCGGAGTTCGGGCGCGACAAGATCGCCAGCTACCGCGCCGAACGTTGCCGCATCGTTGGCAACGGCGAAAAGCTGGAGCTGGGAGCTTTCTACTTTCAGCCGATCCCTGGCGGTGGCGAGTGGCTGTCGGAGGGCGAATATCTGTGCGACCTGTTTGGCAATAGCGGACGGGTTGAGCGCAATGGCTCGTTGCAGCACTTCGTAAACTCGCCGCCGGAAGAGGTTAACAAAGTGCTGATGAAGCGCCTGGAGAATCCAGCCCTGCCCGACAGCAACCCGCAGTTTCGCCCACTACGCGATCGCACTCGCCCGCCCGTCTACCTGGAAGAGGCGATCGCGCCTGATAGCCAAGTTTTTCAACAGCCCTAGAGAGGTTCTTATGTCCTTGCCCTTTGAAGCAACGCAGCAGCCCGGTGGACGCCCGTCCGAAGCTGCCCGCCCAACTGGCCACCCTACAGCAGGCAAAGCAAAGCCGCGGGGTGGCAGCGCTATTTACAATTTCGCCCAAGTGATTGAGAACGTTTTCAGCCACCGCGGGCTGTTTGTCTTGGGGGTGGTCGTCACCCTCGTCTGCTTCTACGCAAACGCAAGCTTTTGGGTAAACGTGTTCGCCTCGGTTGGCTACGCAGGGGCGATCGCGCTATTTCTAGGCGTCTTGGCAAGCTTTGGTACTTCAATCTTCCAGGTGTTGCCAGTGGTGTACCAACACAGCCGCCGCCTCTCGTTGATGCGCCTTTTCAGCGCAGGTATTAAGCCCGATCGCCTGCCTGCGATCAATGACAAGGTTGTGCCGGACGCAGAAAGGATGCTGACCCAGTACAAAGAGAGCGATCGCGCTCGGCGCAAGTTTTTCTCAATGATGCGCTGGGTCGCCTACGGAGTAGAAACCCTGATGGGGGTAATTTTCCTGGGCAGCGTCGGCACAGGCTTTGTCGGCATTGTGCAGCTCCTCATGTTCGTCGTTTCAATCGTTGGAGTGGAGTGGGGTGTCTCCCTAGCGCTTCGGGCTAGCCAAGACGAACTGCCGCCGAACGTGCAGCAGCAATTTGACAGCCTGATTGAGAAATCGAATCAGCAGCTTAGCCTGAAGGAGATCCGCTAGTGACTGCGATCGCCCCATTCCAGCCCCAGCGGACTGAAACCAACGGATACCTAGACCCGGATCAGACCATCATTGATTACTGCGTGCGAGAGCTGGGCTGCACGTTTCAAGAGGTAATTCAGGACGACCCAAACCGGATGCTCAGGGCATGGCAGCGGCTACGCAAAACTGGGCAGCAAGCGGCGATCGCCGGAGTCGGGCTGGGTGGGGTGGGGGTGGCGTTAGGCGTGTTCGCTGGCGCAACACCCCTGATGATCGCTGGGGTAAGCGTCGTTGCCCTCAACGGCTGGCTGTGCAAGGTTCATGCAGACGCTCAAGAGGCGATCGCAATTGAATCCGACGTGCTGAACCAGTGCCGACCCGCCCTTGACCTGCTTGCCAAGCTGGAGCAGCAAGGCGTCAACGCATCGCACCTGGTCAGCATCTACAACCGATTGGTGCAGTTTGCCAGCACCAATCGCCTTGCAGCCGACGACCCCAAGCAGTTAGCCGACTTTTTCAAAATGAGCCTTAAGCAGGCTCAAATGCTTAAGGCTCTAGAGCCGGAGCCGGAGCCGGAGCCGCCGCAAGCGACTGAGTTTGCGGTCACGGTTCAGCTTCCGCAACTGCAAGCCCCCGTCTGTCCCCAATCGCCCCCATCTACCTCTGCCGAGACTAGGCAAGAGACGCCAGACAACAACTGGCAACCTCCGGCAGTGCCGACTGACGACATTGCTAGGGATCTGGCAAGCAATCTCAGATCAGCCCTAGTCGTAGGGCAGCCTGGTGCAGGAAAGGGAATCGTCGTGGCACAGGCAATCCGAGAGATCAAACGGCAGCGTTCAGACTTGCAGATCTGGGTGATCGACCCCAAAAATGAGCCCTCTGAGGCGCACTACTGGGAGCCTGCCGACAAGGTGCTACGCCGCACAATCGATCCGTTCACCTCGCCCAATGAGATGGAACTGATCGTTCAGGACTTTGAGGAATTTATCAGCCGATTCAGTGCGATAAAAGCCCCCAAATTGCTGATCGTTGATGAGGTTCTGACGATCATGAACAAGGCTAAACAGTGGTATCAAAACTTCCTAGCCCCTGGCTGTCATGCGCTGTGCAGCACTGGGCGGGCTGCTGAATCTTACGTGTGGCTGATCTCCCAAAGCCCCAATGCCACCGACTTCGGCATGTCGGGCGGAACCCGCAACGTATACCGCCGCTTATTGCTGGTCAGTGCCGACAACGTCGGGCTACTGGCTAATGGTTCAACCTTTTTCTCTGGCTACCCTGAGCAGAAGCTTTTCTCTGCGACTGGGCGCGTTTTCTACGATTCGGTCGCCAACCGCTGGGGCGCAACTCCGGTTTACGATCTTTGCTCCGTCACCAGCTTTGCCGACTGGCTCAAGACCAATCAGCCCGCAACGGTTGAGCAGGCGGTCGGCTTCTTTGGCGGCGATCGCGCTCAATTCAAGCAAGAGGCGATCGCCCTAGTGGAGAGCGGGGCGATCGCCTTCGACGCAAGCACTCAAGTTTTTTCTACACCATAGGAGCAAAACAATGGAAGAAGAATATCAATACTGGGAAGAAGATGGGCAGTATCAAGGTGAGCAATATTACGAAGAGCCTCAAGGCTATTCAGAGGACTGGGTAGACGCAGACAGCGACGGCTGGGGGATCACCCCCGGCATCGGACTCTTTGGCGGCTGCGCCTGGAGCCATACGACGGTCTACGACTCGGATGGGAATGAAGTGCATCAAGAGAGCAGCCGGACGCCGTTCTTTGGGTTAGGAGGATTTTTGGGGCTGTGGTGAACCCATCAGGCATCTATCAGATTCGCTGCCAGCGCAACGGACGCCGCTACGTCGGCAAATCCGAAAACATTCCTCGACGCTGGCAGCAGCACCGCCGAGAGCTAGATTCTGGACGGCATTGCTGCGATCGCCTCCAAGCCGACTGGAATCATTATGGGGCGCGGGCTTTTGCCTTCTCAGTAGTCGAATATTGCCATCCTTGGCTGATGAGCGGTAAGGAAGCCTACTGGATCAAAATGATTGGAGACTACAATGAACAGCGCCCACAGGTTCCCCGGTGGGTCTTGCTGGCGAATGCGATCGCCCTACTGCTCTCCCTACTCGGACTGATCGCCGTCCTCTTGCTGCTCTGAGCTAATGCAGCCACCCAAAAAAACCGCCCCTGACTGAGGGCGGTTTTTAAATGCGTCAGGCTGTCGCTTAGCGAGGGGTAGGGAGTTGGTGCGAGATTGGGCGATCGCCCTCCATCACTTCTCTGATGATAAAAGCGCCCGATTTACGGACGGTAACAAAAATCTTGCCCTGCGGCGACTCAACACAAACTGTTACCCAACCTTTATCGTCATCGTCGCAAACTCGGCTAACCACCGCGCTGCCCCACTTAAAACCCGTGCTTGTTTCAGTCACCCGCATGGCGATCGCCCTCCTCATACTTCTTCCCCAAAACTGCCTCCAGTTTCCTGAGTACGCCCTCTGTTACCGATGGCTGCTTTCCAGACATCAGCCGATAAAGGTAGCTCGGCGTGATCTCAGCCTCAGCGGCGATCGCTGTCACACTTTTTTCACTCGCCTCAACCGCCTCGCTCAGCCACCGCTCAAGCCCCGGCGCATCTTCTTCTCTCTGATACAGGATTTTCACTGCTGCATTCACAAAACCACTCCTTAAAAATCTCATACTTTGAATTATGACTTATGACTTGACAAGTCACAAGTCATATAGCTAAATTAGTCTTAAGCAGCAAGCCCGCAAGCAACGGCTGCGAGTCCTAAACCCTAGAGAACAATGACAAACCCAGAGATTGAAGCGATCAAGAATCAAGTCCGCGACCTGATGCTCAAACTTACGGTTCTAGACCTAACCGACTTGCAGTATGCCCTTGATGAACTGAGCGACGAGGCGGCGGCAAAGGCGAACGAAGGCTTCGACATTGAAGAGGCGATCGCCGATCTGGCAACGACTTGGTAGATACGGCAAAGGGCGATCGCCAGCCCGCAAAAGCAACGGCGATCGCCCCTCCTGTGAACCCTAGAAAAAGACTCACCAATAGATCATGACACAGTTACCAGTGATTGAAGACGGGCACGAAATTGGAACCGTTTACCGAATCCAAAGCGGCTGGCTGGTGGATTCCCGCTACTGCTCCAACAAAGGTGACGGCATTGAGCTTGATTCCAGCTTTGGTGGGATCTGGGTTGTAAAACCTTGGAACTCTGCCGATGAGGCGATCGCAGCCGTTCTCAGCGCCTACCACGCGGCTCGCCCCGCGATCGTCGCCTAGCCCTACCCCTCCGAGTGCGTTCTCCAGAGTTAAAAACGCAAACCCCGTCCCAAGACGCAAACCACAGGACGGGATTAGACCTCGGAGGGTCAATCAAATGCTATCACTGTTAATTTCAATCTTGCTGTCCGTTCAGTCCGTAGACACCCTTGTGTCCACGGCGTCCGAAGATCCCTGCTGCGTCGCTGGTGGCCCAGCCAGCGGCCAAGGCAGTGGCACTCGCTTCCGAGACTCAGCCAAGCCACCGCAGCATCGAGGCAGCGGGCGCGGCGAAGAGCAGGGGGCGTAAGCCCTGGCCCGCCTTCACCGGGCTTTGTAGACGCGATCGCTGTGAAGGGGCGATCGCAACCCAAAAAACAATGCTACGCAAGAAATCTATTGAGTCCCAGCCCGCCCGCCTTGAAGAGATCGGGCGTCTGTTCAAAGGTTCTCCTAAGCGCACTGTTGAGAGCCGGAAGCAACCTGGCAAAATGATTGAGGTCGCAGGCTCAGAGCTGGATCACTATCGCTTTGAGCCTGCGGACTGGACGAAGGCGATCGCCCTCAACGGTGGCACGCTCTATGACCAGCTTGCCCAGCGCTGGCATCAGTGCCGGGAATTGTTTAGCGACTGGCGATCGGTGCAGGTGATGCTGCCGTATCCGACCCTTGAGCAGAACTATTTCTACGAAAACGCCAAGTTTGACGGGGCGCGGCGCTGCGTTCGTCGGTGCGACGGCGAAATCTGCACTCGGCACGAAGAAAAGTACGGCGATCCTAAAACGGGCAAGCAGGTGAGCCGGATCGCCACCAACCCGATCCCCTGTGCGGCCGGCCCAGATGACGAAAAGTGTCCCGCTGGCTGTGTGCAGCGGGGACAGCTCAAGATGCTTGTCCCGGCGCTGGAGTATCCCGGCGTGGTCATCCTGACGACCCACTCAAAGCGCGACATCGTGGCGCTGCTGGGCAATCTGAAGGCGTTTGGCGACCACGACCTAAGCCGCATTCCGCTGCGGCTGCTGCGAGTTGAGGAGCGGTGCGATCGCCCCAACAGCGACGGCTCACTCTCCAGCGGAACTAAATGGTTCTGCCGTTTACAGGTTGATCCGCTCTATGGCGGCCGGGCGCTGGCGGAGCAGCATCGACTTGCGCTCACGGCGGGCGGCGAGCCGGAACCGCTTCGGCTGGCAACTTCCAGCACCGTGGAACCTGCGCCGCTGAAACCGTTTCGACAGCAGCAGGAGTGGCTAGACTTTCAGCAGGCGATCGCCAGTGCGATTCGCTCTGCCAAGCCCGCTGCGGTCGATTCCGCCTGTGAGATTGCGCTGCTGCTGGTGGAAAACGGCATCCTGCCCGACCATGCCCGCAAGAGCGTCGCCACTGAGCGCGATCGCGCAATGGATGCGATCGCCTCGCTCGGCATATCTGCGCCCGTCCCAACCGAGCAACCCACCAAGCCGACCCGTAAAAAGGTTGAGAAAGCGCAGTACATCGCGGCGGATGGGTTGCCGCAGCGAGTTGAGGCGTTGTGCAGCCTGCTGAAGTGCCAGCCGACCGACTTGGAGGCGATCGCCGTTTCAAAGACCGGGCGATCGCTTTTGGAACTGTCGAGTTCCGATTTCCGCAAGGTGCGATCGCTTGCGTTCCTGGATTGGGCGACGATTGCACGGGGCGATCGCGGTCTGCCAGCTATCAACGTGGCAAGTGAGTGGACACGGATGGCTGAGGAACTGGGTGATTTGTCGGGGCTGAGCGACAGCGAACTGTTTCAGCGGTGGGGCGATCGCATTTTGAGTGTTTAGGAACGGTTGACGGTCACTCAGCAGGCAACAGCAAGATCTCTGCCTTCACCGCCTGCACCCATTTGCCGTCGCGGCTGGCGATCGCAACTCCCAGCGAGTAACCCTGAATGTCGTCTGCCTTATACTCCTCGCACAGCTCGTAGAAGCGCCGCAAAAACTCTTCCTGGCGCGCTGTTAGTTTTGGCTGTGGCTCAGGTTGCATCAGGGATTGGGTCGAAGGAGGTGAAATACTCGCGGCAGTAAACCCGCAGCATGCCCAGCCAGCGATCGCTCACACTTTGGCGATCGCTTTCCGTTTGGTACTCGGTCAACAGCCCTAAGTCTTTTTCACTTCGCTTGCTGAGCTGAATCGCCAGAGAATCAGTAATTGGCAGCGCCCAGCCGTCTAGCCCGCGCACTCCGGGCGCATCAACCAGGCAGCAGTCTGCCAGAAACAGTACGTCCACCCGCAGGTTTTTGGCGTGGCTGCTTAGCTTCGAGTGACGTGCGATCGTAAGTCGATGAGTAGCCGCTGGGCTGCCTGCGAATTCCGCGCGGCGAAGTTCACTGCGCTGGATGCGATCGCAGGTAATGAGTAGGTCGAACCATGCCGCCGATCGAAAAATACAGCGCCAGACCCGAACCCGAATGAATCCTGACAAAGGCTCTCGATCTGCCTCCAGCAGGAGTAGGGAGACGAGCGGGCGATCGATTCGCCTAAGAATTCGCACAGGGCGATATCCGGCACGCTTACCTGAGAGTCGGGCAACCAATCGCTTAAGCCACCGTCGTAGCTGTCGTACCCAGTCATCCGCCGCCCTCCGTCGCATTGCGTCCCTCCAGCCTAGCCCTTGCCAGCGCGATCGCCCTGAACACTTAAGATCCCGTGCAGAATTGAGCCAGTACCAAAAAACAGCCCCAACACCTCGGACGACAGCTCCCAGCGCACCCCGTTCGCGTCATATCGCACCCCAGACCCGATAATCAGCAGAAACGCAGCCAGCCCGGCCAGCCCGTAGATCTGGAGCCGCTCAGCGCTGATGCGCTGTCTATGTTCTCGCTCGTACAGCCGTTCCAGCGTTTCGAGGCGATCGCTCATCAGCTTCAGTTCGTCTTCGTTCACAAAGCCTCCAGGATTGCCGCTAACTCCGCTAGTAGCTCAGGCGTCAGTGTTTTCTGCTCGTAGATCCGCTCTAGCAGGGTGCGGAGCTGGCGCGTCGTGGGACGGGCGACTCGGCTTACTGCCTGCGGGGTTCCCGGCGGCGCATCCTCTGAGCGCTCCAATTCTGCTGGTAAAAACGGGAACTCAAGCCCCTGATCGTCTACGACGCACATCAGCACAGAGCCGCACCGTTCCGCAACTCGCACCAGTCCCCCTGCATACAGACTGCCGGGCGCAACCACCCGCGCCACGTCGCCGATCGCCAGGTCTTCGACGGGTTGAGCCGGAACATCAATCGTCTGCACCTCAATTTGGCGCGGTTCGGCGATCGCTTCATCTGCCAACAGTTTCAACGCGGCTTTGATGCTGAGCACTTCTGCTTCCTGGATCTTGTCCCAGTCGCGGGCGATCGCCATGTACCGCTGGGCAGTGCGCTCACTCAGCTCGCAGTTTTCCTCAATCCATCTTGTCCAGGTGCCGTGCGGATGCAGCTCTTTCTCTTCGATCAGCAGCCGTCCACAGTCGTAGGCGCTTTGCAGCGCGTCTCTAGTTGCCTCCATGCAGGCGCGGTGTCTGCGGTTGATTGCCGCCGCCCGACTCAGGCTTTCTGATGTCGCTAGCATAGGCAGCCTCGCAGCGTTTCGATCGCTGTCTCGATCGCCAGTTCCACCACCGCCACGCTGCACCCATGCCGGAGGGCGATCGCCTGGGGTGTCTGCCCACCAAAGTAATGCTCTCGGACACAGGTGCGCTGAAACTCTGGCAGGGCGAACAGGGAGTCTAGCCAGTCGCGATCGCCCTGAATCTGCGGGTCTGCCTGAATCTGTGGATCTGCTTCGTCCAGGCTGACGCACTGTCCGCGCCTCGCCTCAACGATCTCAGCCCAGCGCTGGGCTGAGATGCCTGAGAGCTGAGCAACAGTCGCTAGGTCGAGCGATCGCCCGTGTTTCTCCAGCAGCCGGTGCGCTCTAGCAACGCGCCCGTAGTCCTCAACGTCGCGGCGCGGCGGGCGGACGGCATACCCGCGATCGCGCAAGTAGTGCTGTATCTGCCCTCGAATCAGAGGCACCGCGTATGAACTAAAAGCGCATTGCCTGCCGCCGTCAAAACTCCGCACCGCCTTGATCAGCCCGATTGTCCCTTCCTGAATCAGATCGTCGTAGGGCTCGCGGCACAAGCCCTGAAAACGCCTCGCCAGCTTGCGAACCAATCCCATGTTTCGCTGAATTAGATCGGCTTCACTTTTTCCCATGATCTCTGAATAGCGAAAAACTGATAAAATCTTGCCCATGCTGCCAATTGCGCCAATAGACTGAGTATATTCTTTGAGAATCCCGTCGTTTCACAAATCGGCATGAATAAAAGCGATCTGGTTGATAAAGTTTCGGCGGCTGTACCTGGGCTAAAAAAGAGAGACGTTGATGCGGTGATCTCTGCAACGCTTGAGGCGATCGCCGAAGCGGTAGCCAAAGGCGACAAGGTGACGCTTGTGGGCTTTGGCAGTTTTGAGCCTCGCCACCGCAAAGCCCGTGAGGGGAGGAACCCTAAGACGGGCGAAACGCTGATCATCCCCGCCGCGAAGATTCCCGCTTTTTCGGCTGGAAAAGGCTTCAAAGACAGGCTGTCCGCTTAGTCGTCTGCATGGTCTGATCTCCTCTAATGCCCGCGCTTGCGGGCTTTTTTATGACTCAAGCAAAACTTACCGACTTTGTACCCGATCCGCACAATGCCAACAAGGGCACGGAGTACGGGCGATCGCTCCTAGAAAAATCCCTCGGCACCCTTGGCGCTGGCCGGTCGATCGTTGTTGATAAAAACAACGTGATCATTGCTGGCAACAAAACCCTGGAAACCGCTGTAGAGTCCGGGTTTGAGAATGCCATCGTCGTCGAAACTGACGGTTCGGCATTGGTTGTCACCAAGCGGGTGGATCTCGACCTCTCCACTGACGAGAAGGCGAAAAAGCTGGCGATCGCCGATAACCGCGTCGGGTCTGTCTCTCTTGCCTGGGACGAGGAGGTGCTAGAGGAGCTGCACGAAGAAATCGACCTTTCCGACTGGTTTCTAGAATCCGAGATTGAGGACTGGGGCGAGGCGGCGGCGGAAGACGAGGAGGAGCCTGCTGGGTCTGGGGTGGACGGCGATCGCTACGTGATTCCAATCGTCCTGAGCCACAGGGAAAACCAGATTTGGCAGGCAGTCAAACGGGGCTACGGGGTGAAAGACGACAAAACTGTATTTCTGAAACTGCTGGAAGGCAGGGCACTGGAGGACTAATGGCACAGCAGTTAACAACCTATTACGGCGAATTTCTGGTATCGCCGATTCCCTTGGAGCTGAGCGTGATTGAACCTTGCTCGATGGGCTGTGCGTATTGTTTCGCGGTGTTGGGCGATCGCCACCAAGCCCAAAAATCCGGCAAAAGCAAAGCCCGTAACGGCTCCAAGCAAGCCGTGAACCTTCTGGCAGACTACCAAAACCGCGACACCCTAGAGGCGAAGCTGCTGCAAGCGGGCTACCCCGTCCTGCTCAGCAACCGCACCGACCCCTTCAGCCTGAGCAACCGCACCGCCGCTATCCCGATCATGCGCCTGATGGTTGAGTTAGGAATCCCGATCGCCCTCCAGACCAAAGGCTTCAGCCGGCCCGACGACCTACCGGAAGTGCTGGAATTCCTCAAACCGTCGTGCTGGTATATTTCAATCAGCTTCAACGAAGACGACCTGCGCGCCAAAATTGAGCCGGGTGCGCCGAGTGTGGGCGATCGCCTCCGACTAATCGAAACCCTCAGAGCACACGGTCATTCCGTCGTCGTCGGGATTAACCCCTGCGTCCCTGAGTGGCTACCCCGACCGCAAGAGCTGATCCAGCAAATTGCCGCCGCTGGTGCAGAGGGCGTGTGGGTGCAGAGCCTGCACCTGAGCAGCAGCCAAGAAAAGCAGCTTAGCCCACGGGAGCGGGGGGCACTGACAGAGGAGATTATCGCCCGCGCCAAAAAGCGCACCTGCGACCCAAAAGACAGCGATCACTTGAACCTAGTAAGCGATCTGGCAGCAGCTCAGGGGCTTGAGGTCTACACGATGGGGCAAAATCGGCGATCGGACTTCTTTGAGATCTACCGACGGCACTACCCCAAGACTTTCCCGGTACTGCAAGATTTTGTGAATCTCTGTCACGACGAGGGGTTGGAAAAAGGGGCGATCGTCACGTTCGAGGATTTCTACGAGCTGATGTCCCCATTCCTGCCTGAGGGCGTGCTGCAAGTTGGGCATTACTTGGGCGCAACCGCTCACAACGTGATCCGTGATATTCCCAATTGGAGTAACAAATTCACCTACGATGCTTTGCTGGCAATGCTTTGGGATGAGCCGCGCTACAACCTCAGCCCAGCGCAAACGCAGGCATTTAGCTACGCCCTGGCGTCGGGCAAAGAGGGGAATGCTCTAATTACAAGCGAGAACGAATTACCCTGCCTGACGTTCAATCCAGAGCCGGGCGGCTGGGGGGATTTTTACGAAGTGGTGGCGACCGTTGACGAGTTGCCCCAACTGTTTCCAGAGGAATTAAGCGAGGCAAGCTAATGGCGAGTCAAGGCGGCAAGAAGGTAAAAACCTCAAAAGGTGCAAGCACTTTTGCGAGCAGCAGCGATCTGGCTGCTGCTGGAGTAACAGCTCGGCAAATTAGTGAGCAAGGCGGTGTTGTCACCCAGGCACAGTCCGACGCGATTCGAGCAGCGCAGCGATCGCGGGAAGAGGGCACCTCTTTTAGTTCCGCTCTTGCCAGTCAGATTGGCGATCGCCCCGCGCAGCCGTTGCAAGGAAGGGCGCTTCAAAGGGCTAACGCCGCCGCTCGGCTTCCAGTAAACGCGCCTGGAGTAGGCAATTCAAGCGGATCAGCCCTTGCCCGCCAATCCTCTAGCACCTCGCTTTCTGCCGCAGTCCGTCAGGGCACCGCCCGCAGCGCGCAAATTGCCTCGCGCCCCGTCACCGCACCCACCGCAGCGGGTCGAGCTGGGCAGCTTGCCTCTAGGGGGGTAGCTTTAGCGAGAGAGGGCGCACGATCAGCCCGCGCCGCTGCCAGCTCACCGCAGGCGCAGGCAATCCGGCAACGTGCAGCTCAAGATACTCAGCGGGTCGTTCAGGGGGTGCGTCGTCTAGGCACAGCAGCAGCCCGCCGCGCCATTGAAGCAGCACGGGGTAAAGGCAGAGGCTTTGGCAGGCAAGGGGCGATCGACGTTCCGGCGCGGCGAGTCAACTAGGCAGTAGTGCTTGAGCCGGAGTTGAGCTAATCTTACTGATCCCCCCCCCCAGAACCGCTCAATCGAATAGACCACGGCGATCGCCTCAGCCAGCGCGGGACTTATAGCCCCCCGAACCCCCCGGCAGTTAAAACGCAGTTAAAACAACGACTCCTTTGATTGCTGGCTGCACCCAAAGCGGTCGGCAGCAAGGATCGGCTTCTATTCCACCACGCCACCGCTCTTTACGATCTCCAGATCCACGCCGTCGTAGTCGGCCGGCAGCCCCAGCCAAACTCGCAGCACGACCTCTATTAGGTAGGCTTCACTCCAGCCCCCTGACTGAACCTGCGGCAGCGCGGCGATCGCGTCCACAAGCTCCTTGGTCAGTCGGTGCGACCTTGGAATTTTGGTCGCACCGAATTGGGGCGATCGGGGCTTGAGGTTTTCGAGACTCTTAGGGTGCGGCTTTCGCCGCCTACCCGAATTATTAGAAGACATCTTGTTGTTTCCAGTCTTGGGGCTACCCGATCGGTCAATGCCGATCGGGTAGCCCGTTTTCACAGGTTCGCTTCTGCAATCTTTGCCCAGTCAGCAGCTTGCTTGGCTAACAGGCGCTCTGCCTGGGCTAAGGAGCTGCAGGGAATTTCGTTTTCGGCTGAATCGTCGCCGCTGCAAACACCGACGATCAATACCCTCTGGGAGGGCGACCAGCGCCCATGCACTTTTACCCGTAGAGGTTCGTACACAGCCTCAAGGAACTGGTAGTCCCGCATAAATTCGTCCACCTTTGCTGCGATTTCCTCTGCGGTGAGACAGTATTCCACCCGCCGGCCTTCCTGCCAGCGGAAAAACTGCATTGAGTATACTTTGACAAGGTGCTCCCGCTCTGATTGGGTAGTGTTGGCGACTTTTACAAACATTTCGATCTCCTTTGGTACTTGTAGTGTGTAGCTCAATATCAATATGTCATGCATATTGATATAACGTCAAGTTTATTTTGCAAAAAAAACCAGATATCGCCCAGAGATTGCAGATCAACGCAGCGCAATGCGGGCGATCGCGGGAATTCTGAAAGTGTCCGCCGTGTGTCCGTTTTGTCCAAAATGCCCAAAGTCAAAGCCCTGAGCGCAGATCAGCGTAGTGCGGCCGCCTTGCTGGCGTCTGGGAAGACCCAAAAACAGGTTGCTGCTGACCTCGGCGTGTCCGCTAAGACGATTCAGCGGTGGAACGCTACCGAAGCGTTTCAAGAAGAGGTAGTGCGGCGCAAAGAATTGGGCGATCGCGCTGAACAGATAATCGAACTCACGGAGGCAGCGATCGCCCAAAACCTTCCCGAACTAGAAGAGTGGAGGCAGCAGTTAGACGAGCACGTCCAGTGGCTAGCCCGTGCCTCAAAGACGATCAAGGTCACGGGGCTAAACGCGATTCTCAAAGCTTCTTCCAGGATTCGCGATCTGCCGCCTGAGGCTTTCAGGCCGGCCGATGCGATCGCCCTCGGTCGGTGGGGAGGCGAACTTATAAAGGCTGCTTGCGACCTGGAAACCGAACTACTGGGACTCGGAGAACTGGCGGAGCGAGTCAGTGGTCAACAGGCGGAGTAGCTCACCTCGATCGCTATTGCTTGAGCTAGGGCGCGATCGCCAGCGACGACACCTAGCCAAGCGGCTGCCTGAAGTTCGGGCAGTTGAGGGCGATCGCATTGACGTGGATGCCCTTGCCTCAAACCTGGCGGACTGGGCAAAACCGCTCTTGCAGCCCTACCGCTACAAGTGCCTGTGGGGAGGCCGCGGGTCTGGCAAAAGTTACGCCGCCGCAGACGCCTTGCTGATTACCGGAATTCAGCGCAAAATCCGGGTTCTTTGCGCCCGCGAGTTCCAAAACTCAATCAAGGATTCAGTGCATCACCTGCTGAAGGAGCGGATTGACGCGCTGGGGCTATCGAGCGTGTACCGGGTGAAACGCGACGAAATCCAGGCGGTGAACGGCACAAGCTTTGTGTTCAAAGGCGTTCGCATGAACACCCAGAGCATCAAGTCGATGAGCGGCGTGACGCACTGCTGGATTGAGGAGGCGCAGACCATTAGCGAGGAATCTTGGCAAGTCCTTGTCCCTACGATTCGCGCTGAAAATTCCGAGATTTGGGTGACGTTCAATCCGCTAAATGAGAGCGATACGGTCTATCAAGAGCTGATTTTGCGCGGGCGCGAGAATGCCTATGTGCAGCGCGTCAACTGGGATCAGAACCCCTGGTTTCCGAGCGTGTTGGACGATGAGCGGCGATCGCTCCAAGCTGCTGACCCCGATGCCTACGCCCATATCTGGGAGGGCGGATTCTGGGAGAAGTCCGATGCACAGATCCTCTCTGGCAAGTGGGAGGTGCAAGAGTTTGAGCCTGCACCTGGCTGGGACGGGCCGTACTACGGTGCCGACTTCGGCTTTGCTCAAGACCCAACCGCCTTGGTGCGCTGCTGGATTGGCGATCGCTGCCTGTGGGTGGAGCATGAGAGCCGCCACACCGCCTTGGAGCTAGACGACACGGCGGACGTGTGGCGGGCGGAAGTGCCGGAGTGCGATCGCCATGCAATTCGCGCCGACAGCTCCAGACCGGAGACGATTAGCTACCTGAGCAGGCACGGGATGCCTCGGATTGAAGGCGTTGCCAAGTGGGGTGGCAGCGTAGAAGACGGCATCACGTTTTTGCGGAGCTTTGACAAAATCGTGATTCACCCGCGTTGTAAGCACACTGTCGAAGAGGCGCGGCTGTATCGCTACAAGACCGACCGCATAACGGGTGACGTGTTGCCCGTCGTGCTGGATGCCCACAACCACCTGATCGACGCGATCCGCTATGCCCTGGCGCCCGCAATCCAGGCGCGATCGCCCGCCAAACGCCACACCCCCAGAGCAACCACCAACTGGTAGGGAACCTTTACAAAAAGGCTTTTGAGCATGTACGCAAGCGACTACAGCCAGCGCAAACCCTTCTATGGCGTCAACAGCGGGCAGATCGACCTGACCAACCTGGATTGGTATCACGGCGACGACCTGTTCCGGCTGGCGTGGATCGGGCCACGCTTCCGGGAGACAGACCCGAAGTATGGTGACAAGATGAGCGAGTTGCGCCGCGTCTTCCAGGGGCACAACGTTCTTAAAGAACTGGTTGACAATTGGAAGGACGGGCTGATCTCCCAGCCGTTTACCTGGAATCTGAAGACCCCGGAGGGCGATCGCACGGATGCCCCCGACGCCGAAATCGCCTTGCAGCGCTGGCTGGATTGGGTCAATCAGCAGGCAACCGAACTCGACCCCGCCGCCTCCAACTTTGAGCCAGCGGATGTGTGGGCAGAATTTATCCTCTCGCTGGGCGTAATTGGCGAGGGCAACCTGCGACTGTGGCAGCCGAAGCGGTTTGCAGACGACCCCGACCCGATTCACCGAATCCACCTGCACGCGCCCAAGGCAGGCAGCATCATGCTGAGGCGCGACGATGACGGCTTCATTGAGGAGATTTCCTACAGCTACGAGCGCTATCAGGTGGAGGGCGATCGCGTGATTGTGCAGACGCCAGACGAGGAATTGGAGATCGACACGGGCGGGCGCTGGCCCGTTCAGCACGTTCGAGGGCGATCGCTCCTCAGTCAGTCCGCAAAGCAAAAGCAGGCGGGCATTTGCCATGCCCTGACGATGCTTGTCCGCAATCAGTCGATCGCGGGTTTCAAAGAACGCACCCTGATCAACTGCGAGTTTCCAGAAGAGGACGTAGAGCGCGGGCCGGGAATCGACCAATACCTCTACGGCATCCCTCAGGGCGATCCGCGTGAGCCGAACTACGCCAGCCCTAGCGTGGTGGAATCGCAGCCCGTGGGGATTGGCAGCTTTGTGGAGGCGGTGCAGCTCTACCGCACGTTGCTCTATCTGGAGTTCAAGCAGGGGCACCTGCTCAGTGCAGGCGATGGGGGACTGAGTGGGGAAAGCCGGATTCAGATGCGGCAAGGGTTTGAGCTGCATTTGCGCGGCTGGAAGCGTCCAGTCGAGGGGGCGATCGCCAACGTGCTGAACATTGTGCTGCGACTGCTGGGCTACGGCGACCTGCAAGCCGTCGTTTCGCTCAATATCACGACAGGTAAGCTGAGTGCCGAAGAGCGGCGGCAACTGCTAGAGGAGTACAACGCGGGGCTGCTTAGCAAGTCCACGACGATCGCCACGCTGGGCACCGTCGGCGACGTAGACTCAGAGCTGGCGCTGCTGGACGAGGAACGCAGAGAGCAAGAGGCGCGGCAAGCTGTGCCGCAGCCGAATTATGGGCTTGTGCCGTTTGAGCGGGCAAACGGGCGAACCGAGCCACCCACGCCAATCCGCAGCTTTTGAAAGCGTTTCCCTTCCAGCACCCAACCGGGTGCTTTTTTATTGCCGGGAACTCTCGCAGCAGTTGAGTTGCATACCCGCGCATGGATTTCAAACAGGCGATCGCCAAACTGAAGACTCTGGAAGTCGAAGGCGTTGCAGAACTGGTGTCTGCCGTCGAAGGCAGGATCGCTGATCTCGAAGCCGATAAGTTCGGCGTGATTGGTGAGAAGCGAAACGCTCTTGCCAAGGCGACGACTTATGAACAGGCACTGCTGGCGGCGGCTAAGGCTCTGGGAGTCGAAGGCGACATCGAAGCAGTGATCGGCAATATCGAACCCACAGCGCGGGCGATCGCCTCGGATGCGTCGCAGCTCCGCACTGAAAAGACGGCGCTAGAGACGCGAGTGAGCGAGGCGGAAACAAAGGCGATCGCCCTGGAACGACAGGGCAAGTTAGCCCAGGTCGCAGCAGCGACGGGAGCCAATCTGGCTGTGCTGGAACGGCTCCTGGGTGACAAGGCGAGTGAACTGGCGATCGCCGACGACGGCGTGAAGCTGGGAGACAAGCCCCTGCGCGAATACGTCGAAGCCGATGACGCGCTGAAACCCTTCGCTGCTGCCCTGTTTCCGGCGATCGAAAAGACCCCTGAAACCCCCAGACTGCCCAGCGGCAGCCCCAAGGGTGAACCGCCGAAAGAGCCTGATCCTGTGGACGGGCTGATCGGTCGCACCTACTCCGGCTACAAAGCGCTGGTTTCCCCCAAATCCTGACCCCTGACCCCTGACCCCTGACCTCTGACCCCTGACCCCTGACCCCTGACCCCTATGGCACAAGTCACCTTTTCTTACACTGGCTACGCCCACCCCGCGTGGGCAGCCGAACCCCTGGAAGCCGAGAAGCTGATTCCAGGCGGTGCGCGGCTGGATGCTGCCGTTTTCCCAAGGCAGGATCAGCAAACCGTCACCCTTGCGGCCGGAGTTGTCACCAGTGGCACGGGCAAAACACTCACCCTGACGACTGCACTCAGCTACGACATCCCGTCTGGCACGATCCTCGACTTTGGATCGGGGGAGTTTGCAACCCTGACCACGGGCGCAACCAAGGGCGCGACGACCATAACGGGCGTCACTCTTGCGGCTGACCTGGAGGGCGGCGAGTCGGTGACGTGGGCAGGCGTTTCGCCAATCCGCACTGTGCAGTCTGGGACGCTAGTTGGTCGCACATTCACCGAACGCGACAACCGCGCCCCATATGGCCTGCCAGACGTGACCACGCCCGACGATGAGCTGTTTCTGACCGCGTTCTCTGTGCCGGATCTAGCCCAAAACGCAGACGTGACGCTGGTTCGTCACGGCACGTTGATTTATGAGGACAAGCTGCCTGGCTGGGCTGGGTTGGCAAGCAACGCAAAAGCGGCAATCCGCGCCCGCTATCAGTGCATTCGCTCCGCATAGCGGGCGATCGCACCTCACCTTACTCACCCCATCCAGGTTTTGACCCATGACCGTACTGACTTTTGAGGAGCTATATCAACAGCTCGAACGCGACCAAAAGGGCTATTTTCGGCGGCTTGCCCTAAACCCGCTGGCTCAGTTTGGCAGCGAGGAACAGCCCCTTTTGGGCGCTCGATACCTGCCAGAGGTGCTAGTGCCTGAAAACGCCTACACCGAGGAGCAGATCCGCTATCGCACTCAACCCGCCCTCGACGGCACCCGCTATAGCCCCGCCCAGATGCAGCGCGGCGGCATGTTGCTCGGTTCGCTCAAGGTGGAATTGGGGCACACCGACACTGCGGACGAGTTTACCGGACAGCAGCATGATGGCTTGGTGAAGCTGCTGATGCGGGGCGGAGACTTGCAGGCGATCGCCCAGGTGATCCGCTGGGCTGACTCTTCGCTGCTGCGTCCCCACCTCATCAAAAACGAGCTGCAGCGCTGGGACGCAATCATCCGCGCCCAAACCGTGCGCCGTGGCTCCGACGGCTACGAAGAAACCGTCAACTACTACGCCCCGCCGGGCCATCGCCCGACCGTCGGCGGCGGCACGGTTGGCACGCCCGCTGGCTGGTATGCAGCGACGGGATACGACCCGTTTGACGACATCTTTGCGGGTGTGCAGAAGCTTGAGGACTTGGGCTACGAGCTGACCGACATAATCATGTCTGGCAGGCTGTTGAGCGTGATCAAGCAAAACAGCGAAGTGGTGAAACGAACCAGCAAGGTAATCGTCAACGCAGGCGGGCAAATCCAGGGCAGCACCGGGCGCGTTAGCACTTCCGACGTGCAGGCGATCGCCTCTGACGAAGGGCTACCAGAGTTCACCGTCTATAACGCGGGTTACGAAACCGCGACGGGCTTCCGGCGCTACCTGGATGCGCCCAACAACGACCGCGACTATGTGGTGATGCTCGGTCGCAGCCGCCTGCAGTGGGATATGAAAACTGATTACGCCAGCCGTGTCGAAGGCGTGACCGGAACCTACGACCCTTCAGCGCTGGACGTGGAGGATCTGACGATCAACAACACGCTGGGCTATTTCGGCGTGGGGCGCAACGTGGGTCAGGGTTCCAGCGGTCGCACGATCTACACCGAGTTTCAGGGTAAAAAGCCTGTGGGACTCTATGGCGAGGCTTATCAAACTGGATTGCCCGTAATCCAGGAGCCGCAGGCGATCTACGTGATTCAAGTCATGCGCCCGACGGCGTAAGGATAGCGAGTGAAAAAAGTTACCTTACTTCATGACGCAATCTGGCGAGGACAGTTCTACGCGGCGGGCGATCGCACTGTGCCCGATGACATGGCGATCGCCCTTGGGCTTCTCACCCTGCCTGAAGCCGAACCCAAAAGCGACACGCTGACGCATTCCGAGCCGGAGCCACCCAAGCCCGCCACTCGTAGACGGACTACCAAAGCGGAGGGCTGATGTACACCGACCTCTCCCAGAGCCTTGCCAGAGCAAAAGAGCGCAGCGGAGCCACCACCGCTGACGACGCCTATTTGACGGAGGTGCTGACGCTTTCGGCTGCTCGTGACCAGGCGGGCGTGTTGAACTATCGCCCCTACTTTGCGGCGGCGAAATTTCTGGAGCAAAACCGAGCGCAGCAGCAGATCGACTCTGCTGACGGCGTGAAGTTCACCGGGCTGAAGACGCCGATCGAATCGCTGCTGCGGCTGCAAGCCAGCGTTGATTCGGCGCTAGGGCTGGACGTGCCCGCTGGGTTTGAGGCGATCGCCCCTGACTGCGAGGTGTGCAGCAATGTGCTGATCCGGCACAAACGGCGGTCTGCTGTTTCCCATTTCAGCCCGTGAGCAGGCTGCTTCCCTTGCTGACGCTGGCGATCGCCGTTTGCGCGGTGGGGTGTAGCCTTGCTGCCAAAAATCCGCCCTGCCCCAGCGACTATCCAGAGTGTGTCTGCACCCCTATTCCACGGTTCCAGCAGGTACAAGATGATTAGGTTGATCGACGTTGCCCGGTTTTACGATGCGCTGCCCCATCAGGACGCAGCGCTTGAGTTTTTGCAGCAGCAGATCCCGTCCGATGCGCTGGCTGAGTTTGCCAGGATGTGGCGATCGCTGGCAGTTCAGCGCTCGGAGCCACCGCCCAACGACTCGCCCCGCACCGGGCGATCGGGGTTGATTGAACTGCCTGGCCGGAGCGTGTATCTGGACGATGCGATCGTCCCCAATGGCGCGTTCACGTGGGCTGAAGCGCTACATGACGGCGAACGCATCCCGCGCACAAAAAGCGAAGTTGCCAACATTCTGTCGCTGGCTCAATCCCTGCAGGCGGTGAGGCTGAAGGTCGGACGCCCCATGCTTGTTACGTCCTGGTATCGCCCCGACCCGTATAACGCCAGAGTCGGCGGCGCAAAGCACAGTCTGCACAAAGACGGGCGGGCGGTGGATTTGCGGGTGGAAGGCATGAGCGGGCGTGACCTAGCGCGGATCATTCGCCCGATATGGGGTGGGGGGCTTGGAATTTATGGCGATCGCCCTCGGATTATCCACCTGGATATCGGCGCTCTGCGGAGTTGGGGGATATGAGCAGCCCGTTTGCAGACTTTGCAAACTTCGTCGCTGACTTTGAGGTGGGGACAGCCGAGCTGGGGCTAGATCGGCTGGGCAATCCCAGACCCGTCAAGTCCACGATCCGCGTTACCGCCGCCATGAAAGCCAGCAATCGACTAGACCGGATGCCACGGGACGACCGGATGCTGGGGAATGATGGGCGATCGCTTGCGCTGACTGGGTTTGTGGTGTCTCCCCTGCCCTTGCCGAGGGCGATCGCGCCCGATAGCCCGTGTGTGGCCACCCTAAACGGCATTCCGGGGCGCTTTGCGATGCAGCTCAGCACCCCTAGCCCCTACACTGCCAACGTCGTGGAGCTGACGCGATTGCGGGGCATCTTCACCCTTGCCGATCCGGGTGAACTGCAACCGCTGATCGACAGCCTGAGTGTTGATGACGATCTGGAGGACTTCAGCCTGTGACTAAGGTGCAGATAGACGTGGGCGTGATAGAGAAAGCGGCGATCGCCGCCTTTCAGGACTCTTGCCAAATCCTGGGACGCAGATACACCGAGCTGATCTCAGCCCCAGGCGCGTTCGCGGGGTTTCCGGGCGATATCGTGGACACCGGAGCGCTCAGAGCCTCGCAGCGCCTGGATTTTGTCAGCCCAACCTACGCCCGCTTCGGTTGGACGGTTGAGTATGCTCTCTACGTCCATGAGGGCTACCAGCGCAACGGAACGGAGGTGCAGGGGCGACCGTGGGGGCGCGTCGGACTGGAGCAATTCAACCTGCAAGAAACGACTTCGCTGCTGCTGAGGCAGAGGCTATGATGAGCGCGCTAGAAATCCGCGACCTGCTGCAAACCGCCCTGGTTGAACTGCTGGGCGTCTACCGCTTTGGCAACCTGGAAACGCCCGCTATCCGAATTGACGACGGTGGGCAGCCGGGCCCGGTCGATGGCGTGGCGATCGGGCTGGAGGTCGTGATTGCGACTCAGTTAGAGACGACGCTAACACCGCTGCTGGGTGGCAGCTTCCAACAGCTTTGGACAACGGCGATCGCTCTCAAGCAGTGGGACACCGAGGGGACAACGCTGCCCGCGCTGGTGGCTGCATTGCAGGCGCTGCGGTCGGTTCCAGTGCTGGATGTGTCGGGCCCGATCGCCCGTCAGGTGCGTAACTCAAACCTAGACAACATTGAGCGATCGCTGATCACCGTGCGCCAGACGGAGCTACTGAGCATTGAGTAATAAGCCGCCCGCGAACTACTCGGGGTTTTTCGTCTTTGGGGCAAGGGAACTCTCGCAGCAGAGTTAGCGGGACACCCCATGTCAACCATCCAAGTGTTGCCCGGATCGGGCACGGAAGTATTTTTCGGGATCTTGCACCCGTCGCTACTGGCGCAAAGCCCAATCCCAGCCCCGCCCGACAGCCTTGCCAATGTTGCCGCAGGCGGCGCGAGTGCTGGCACATCCAGCATTCCGGTGTCTGCACTGACGCAGCCGATTCCGGCGGGTTCCGCCCTGCGTTTTTTTGCGGCTGCCAACGTCGTGACCGTGACGCTGGATGCGACGGCTGCCAAAGGCGCAACGTCTCTCACGGTCACGGCTCTGTCTGCTGCTGTGCCCGCTGGCAGCAAGATCTCGTTTCCGGGGATTGAGTATGAAGCCGAGGTCACGACCACCGCCAATAGCGGCGCAACGGCGATCAGCGTTAAGGCGCTAAAGAGTGCGATCGCTGACGAGGCGGTAGGCTACGTCCTCTCAGGCGCGTTCAAGGTTGCCTATGTGTCTGCCGACGCGGCGATCGGCGCAACGGCGCTCAGTGTTTTGCCGTTGGACGATGCCCTGTCTGCGGGCGACAAAGCCCTGCATCGAGGGCTGCTGAAGCTCCAAGGTGGCACGTCAACGGGCGAAGAAATCAGCACCGACGAAGAGACGATCATCGTGTTTGGCGACGAGCGGGGCTACAGCACAGGCAGCGCGACAGGTGCAAGCTGGTCGATTTCCTACGATGCCTTGGCGATCCCTGGAGAGCCGGGATACTACCGCCTCAGCTACGCCGCTAGAAACGCGGTCAAGGGTGTCACCGGCTACGTCCGCAAGCGCGACACCCCGCCCGCCGGGTTTATTGCAGGTGAGGCGTTTGAGGGAATTTGCCAAGCGATCGGGATATCGAAGGAAAACCCGGCAGACGGCAATATTACATTCAGCACCTCGTTTAACGGACGCGGTGAACCCATCACGACCCCACCGCGCAAATAGTGTTTGTAGCCAGCCTCACGGGCCACACCGTTTTTGCCTGCCACTGCACCGTTGACCACTCAGAGGTGAGCTGTGGCTATGCAATTTTCAGCCCCAGCTTTGAACCAGGCACACACCAGCTATGGGATGCGCTCGATCGCCGTTATTGGGTGCAGGTGACTGGAGATCCAGGAAAAACGCTCTTTGATGTCAGGTGGTTGCTTGCTGCCGTTTGAGTCTCCAGATCTGATCAGCGTTGGGCGGTTCAGGCTGCCCAAGCTGGGCTGTTTGACCGTGCAAGAGGCGATCGCCCTGGATGATTTGCTAACCTCGCAGGGCGACTTGATTGAGGGCAGCGCGCTAGAGCAGGCGATCGCCTTCCGCCTATCGTTGCAGCCCGCGATCGCCTGCCTGCTGCTGATCTCAAGAGATTCAGCAGAGTGGACGCTGGAGCGGGTTAGCGCGGATCTGTCGGCTGAGGAAGTTGAGGAGCTGTGCGATTTCCTGTTAGGCGAGCGGCGACGTTGGGCAGATCCACAGAAGTTGCAGCAGCCCGCCAGTAGCGACCCCGTGCAGCCGACCGACTGGGGTGAAATATTCTGGGTGTTGCAGCTTGCCTACCCAAACGAGCCAAGATTCAGTGCTGACGAGTTTGGGCGGTGTCCGCTGGTGTGGGTGGAGGGGGCGATCGCCGCATTTGAACAGCAGGAATTGCGCCGAAGCCACCGGGCTGCTGTGCCCGTGTCGCTGCTGGGCTGTTATACCTTGGCAGCGCAAGGCGTGAAATCTCTGGAGCCGGGGCATTTCAACCCGTTTGAGCGGATGCTGAACCAGTATGCGGCGGTGGAAGAAATCGACCCAGCGATCGCCCGGACGCTGGTGTCTGAACTGGATGCGGGGCGCGTGCCGGATTGGGCAATCCCAATGGTTCCGATCGGTAAGTTTAGGCTGGCAGCGAAGGGGTAGAAATGGCGACCGTTGGATCAGCTCAGGTCGATGTTCGGCTTTCCCTCAAGCAGCTATTGCAGGATGCCCAGCGTGCAGCCGAGACGATCAAGCAGCAGCTTAAGGATCAGCAGGTCAAGGTCAGCCTCAAGACCGAGGCGGGCGGGATTGCTGGGCTGGCCCGGACGCTGAAAAGCACCTATGGCGAGGCGCAGCAGTTTGCCAAGTCGCTGGGGCTAACCGGAGATCAGGCAAATGCGGCGATCGCCCGTATTCGCGAACTCAACGCTGTCGGTGCGACCACTGCCGAGAAGTACAAAGCTCTCAAGAATGAATTTGGCTTGACGGCGATCCAGATGTCGCAGTTAAGCAACGCCGCCAAAAACGTTGAAGGGCAGCTCAACGCTCAGGCGAAGGCAGCGCAGAACAACAGCCAGCAGGTGGTAAACCTGGCGCGATCGCTCAATACCAGCTACGCCGGAGCAGAGCGGTTTGCGGCGGGGCTGGGACTGACGGCGCAAAAGGCTAATGAGGCGATCGCCAAGCTCCGTGATCTGGACAAGGCCGGGGCGACCAACGCTGAAAAGTTTCGCGTCCTCAGCAAAGAGCTGTCCGTGACCAGCCAGCAGTTTGAGGTGCTGAATAAGTCGGCTAAGCAGACGACCGAGGGACTGACGGCAGTAGCGACCGGAGCGGGTGCAGTGGGGGCCGCCGTTAGCGCTGCCTTTGTGAAAGGAACTCGGGACTTTATCGCCTTCGACTCTGCTGTTCGTCAGTCTGGCGTGATCAGCGGCAGCACTGGGACGCCGCAACTGCAAGCTCTCAGGGAAGAGGTGGAGCGGCTGGGCATCGTCACCTCAAAAGCTCCGGCTGAGGTGGCAAGAATGAGCGTCAGCCTTAGCCGGGCTGGTTTTACGGCTGAGGAGTCGGCTGCGTCACTAGAGGCTATCGTCAGGGCGTCTGAGGGCACGGGTGAGGCCACAGAGGTCGTGGGGGATATCGTTGCTAAGACCTATCGAGCGTTTCAGAAGGAATTTGATGCGGCGGCAGTAAGCACGACTGCGGCGTCCCAAACAATCGCCGACGCATTGGTTGCGACCGCAAACAACACAAACACGACGGTTTCGTCGCTGGGTGAGTCGCTGAAATACGTTAGCGCCGTCGGCGCAGCGGCAAACCAGCCCATGGAAGATCTTCTAATCCTGATTGGCTTGCTGGGTGACTCCGGGATTCAGGGCAGCCAGGCGGGCACGAACCTGGCTGCTGCCCTGGAGAGACTGAAGACAGCAAGCGCAGGTGCCGAATCAGAGTTTTCGGGGCTGCTCAAGGGCAGCGCCAAGGCAACCGCCGCATTTGAGGCAATCGGCGCAGAGGTGCGAAATGCCGATGGCTCAATGAAGAGCGTGCTAGAGATTTTGCCGCTCATGCAGCAAAATTTAAACGGCTTGAGCCAGGCTGATCGGGACATCCTGATGAAAGCCTTGTTTGGCGTGGAGGGCGGCAGGGCGTTTCAGGTGCTGCTGAACACAACGCCTGATCGGATCGATCTGGTGACGAAGAAGATCTACGAGGCGGAGGGAGCAGCGATCGCCTCTGGGCAGGCACTAAACCAGGGCTTGGGGGGAGCGCTGAATCTCTTCGGCGGGTCGCTGGAAACCGTCAGCACAAAGTTTGGGGAGTTTATCGCTGTTGGGCTAGAGCCAGCGGTAACTGCTGCGACGAACTTTTTGAACACGTTTCTGGGCGCTCCGCCAATCGTGCAGAAGCTGGTCATCGGCGTGACTGCCCTCACAGGTGCCTTTGCGAGTGCGGTGGCGATTGTGACGACCTACAAGCTGCTGAACATCCAGCTTGTGGCCACGCAGGCAGCTCAGACCGCTGCGATGATTGCCAGCGCACTCGCGACCAAGGGAGCTGCCGCTGCGCAACTCTTGTTTAATACGCAGATCACAGCCACAAATCTGCAACTGGTAGCAGCCAAGGCTGGTTTGCTGGCAGGGGCGATCGCACAGCAGGCTTACGCTGTCGCCACGGGTGGCGCGACTGTGGCGACGAAGGGGTTGCTAGTGGCGCTGGCGGGTGTTGCTCCGCTGCTGGTGGTGATCGCCGCTGGAATTGCGGCGATCAAATTCGCGCAATACGCCAATGATTTGCGGCAGGCCAACGAATCAATCGACGAATTCAGCCGGCGAGTGGAAACGAGTGGCAATGAGGCGATCGCCGCTGCTGGCAGAACCAAATCAGCGACTGAGAAGCTGAATCAGGCGCGGGCTGAGGGGCGAAAACTGACGCAGCAAGAGATCACAGATTCTCAGAATTTGCTCAAGGCTAACGGTGCGAGACTGGAAGCGCTGAAGCAAGAGCTGGCGGCAGCCGAAGGAATTACGACCGCCAATGACGAACAAGCTCGCAGCAAGGCGGCGCTGATCCAGAATTTGCAGACCTCTATTGGGGCGCTGGATGCGCAGAATCAGAAACTCAATGCGGCGATCGCTGCCCACCAAGGCGCAGCCAGCGCAGCTACCAACCAAGCTGGCGCAACAAAGCAGGCAGCCGACGCTGCCACCACCGCCGCCGTCGCTTACGAGCAGCAAACCGCTGCGCTGGAGAACGGGAGCAAAGAGCGCCAGGCTGCCATCAAGGAAGCTGTTGCCAATGGCGTCCTCACCGAAAAGCAGGGACAGGAGCAGCTATTGCAGCAGGAACGCGCCTATCAGCAGGAACGGCTCTCCCTTGCTAAGCAGCAAGCTGAGAAACTGCGTGAGATCCTCTCTGTCACCACCGACCCAAAAACGATTGAGGAGCTGAATACACAAATCGTTGAGGCTGAAAAGGAAGCGGCTGATGCCCGCTTGGCAGTTGCCGACAGCCTGGCTCAAGAGCGCCAACAGAAAGAGAAAGCTGCCCTAGAGCGCATTGAGGCAGCAAACAAAGAGAGCGAGGCACGGATCACCCAAAGCCAGCGGGCGCGGGTATTGGCAGTGCGTCAGGCGCAGCTCAGCGGCGTAAAGACGGCAGAGCAGGCAGAAGAAGAGATCGCGCAGATTGAGAGCGATGGCATTGCCCAGAGGGTGCAGCAGAAGCGCAATGAGCTTGCCCAAGTGCAGCAGCTCCGGCAGCAGGGGACGCTAAGCGCTGAGGAAGCCCGCGATCGCGAGCTGACCCTGAACGAAGAAATTGGGCAGCTCAACCTGCAACGGATTGAGAAAGAGGTTGAGGCACAGGAGAAGGCTCGACAGGCGGCGCTGAAGGCGGCTGAGGATCAGAAGAAAGCCACGATTGAGGCGATTGAGGCGGCTGGCAACGCTGCCAAAAACGTCCTGCAAGCGGGGCAAATTCAGCTTGATATTGCGGGCGGGTCGCTGGGGCTTGAATCCAATCTGCTGAGCGCCCAAGCAGAACAGCAGGCGGCATTGGCTGAGGTGGAGCAAGCGCGGTTATCCAGCGCGATTGAGCGGGCGCGTCTGTCGGGCGATGAGGTGCAGGCAAACCAGCTCAAGCTGCAACAGGTGCAGGCGCAACAGGCTGCACTGGAACAGCAATTCAGCGTTGAGCAACAGCAGCTCAAGCTGTCTCAGCAGCAGCGGGCGATCGAACTGGAGCGGCAGCGCATTGCTGCTGAGATAGCCGCGATTGAGGCTGAAGTTGCGGTGCAGAAGGCGATCGCCAATGGCGCGACAGAGCAAGAAATCGGCAACCTGCAAACCATCCTGAGGTTGCGCCAGCAGCAGGTGCAACAGGCGAAACAGGCGGAATCGCAACAGGGGCAGCTCAACCAGCTAGAGAGCGGGGCTTTGCAGGCGAGGCAAGAGGCAAGGCGCATCCAGGGGCAAACGGCGATCGCCCAACAGCAGCAGGCGATCAACGACGCCCGCAAGAGCAAGCAAGAGGAGTCCAGCCGCAGCGCAGAGCGTGAGGGCGATCGCCCCTCCCGGCCACGCGGCCTGAGTGCCGAGGAATTGGAGCGCCAGCGGATTGAGCAAGGGCTGCGGACGGGCTTCAATGCGGCTGGCTCTGTGCAGCAGCTCAAAAGCAAGGTTCCGTCCACGCAGCTTAGGGAGTTGCGCCCCGTAGCCGACTTGGGCGGGCTGGGCAGCGTCGTCCAGGAGGGCAACGGGCTAGTGGTGACGGAGCTGCGAGAGCTGAAGGCGTCGATCATGCAGCTTGCCAACACGCCGCGCTGCGTATCGGTTTCAGCGCCCGACCCGGTCGGAGCGGTGGGGCAAGTGCTGTCAGATATTGGACGGCAAAACTTTAGGAGGTCGAAGCTATGACGCTCATCCTCACCCATGGCAGTCTGAGCCTTACGCTGGGCAACCCGTTTTTGAGTCCCTTCACCGAGGGGAACTTTCCTCGCACCCGGATCGACGTGCCCGCCTTTACCCGCTCGTTTGCGGGCGCGGTCGTAGCCGATGCCGTGCCCTACGAGTCTCCGCACACTTGGGGAGTCGGGTGCAAGCTGCGTCACTCCGACGCTGCCACCCTGCGGCGGATTTACTCGCTGTGGCTGAATACGCGACCCTTCGGCTATATCACCCTAGACGACAACACCGAGCGGATCTATGAGGCGGGGGCACTGGCGGGCGATCGCACTCGCGCCTTAGCGACCGGGGCATCAGTGGCGATCGATGCCAGCGGACTGAGCTACTTCGCCCGCTTCAACGTTTTGTTTGTTGACCCGCCTGAATTTGCCCAAGACGGGGCTTGGGTGCGCTGCCAGTTCCAACTGCTGGAAGGCGCAAAAACGACACCCTGACGCATTTGGTAACTGGCGTGATCCTAGACCTCGGCAACAACATTTCGGTGTCCCTCGCCTATCCAGACGGCAGTGGGGCGATCGCCGTGCCTGTGCTGCAATTCGACGCGAAAGACGCGCACCTGGCGAGTGACGGGTTGAGCAAGACGACCGGGACGCTGGTAATCCCTGCAAGTCCGGTGGACGCGCCGCCGGAGCCGCTTGACCCACTGGTGAACCCGGCACGGTTTGCGCGCGGTTGCAGAGTAATCGTGCAGATCAAAGACAACACGGGCGCAACGGTGATGCACCCACGGGGACGGCTGCGAATCCTGAAGCCACCTGCGCCACCAGTCGGCAGAGCGCCCGTGCTAGAGATTGAGGTCGGTTGCCTGCTGGCGCTGCAAGACTATCGCCAGCCGCCCAGCGACGACAGCGGGGTGAGGCTGGGGGAGACGACGACGCGGACGGTGCTGATCAACCGCTTGGCGGCAAAGGTGGGGATAGGAGAGCTGCAAGACGCGATCGCCGAATTTCCGCTGAATTACCCCGTACCGACCGAGCAGAGCTATGTGGCGACGATGGGCGTGATCGCCTGGGATGCAGGCTATGTGCTGTGGATCGACAGCGCCGAACAGCTCCGCGCCCGCAAAGTGCCGAGCGACCCGGCTGCGCCAGACCTGCGGGTGCAGATTGGTAAGCAGGAGGTGGAAATCAGCGCGATCGCCCCAGACGAAACGCCAGCCGAGCGAGTGCGGGCGGTGGGGGTCGCGCCAGAGGTGAAGGAGGTCACGAATCCGCCGCCAGTGTTCTCGGTGGCTGCGGACGCGGAGTTTGACCCGTCCGAGATCAGCAGCACGGTGTTCACGGGTTTTGGCACCAGTGCGATCGCCACTTTCACCAACGTCCGCCAGCCAAAGGGTCGCCTGTTTCCGCAGCAGTATCCCGGCTCTAAAACGCTGGTCTACAGCATGGAGGAAGACAACTTCACCTATTACGATGACGAGCCGGAAGGCTTGCTGCGTAAGAAGCGGAGCAAAGTCAGGCAACCGCGAGGCATCGTTTTTCCCGGCACTGATCCGGGCAACACGGGATTGATCGACTCCAAAGAGATCGAGGAAACCTACACCTACGTTGACGACGCCACGATCCGCATCGACAAGAAAACCTATGAGCCGGCGGCGATCGTGCTGGGCTGGGCACCGGATCAGCCCTTAAATACTCGCGCCTACGGCATGAAGCTGAGCGAGTGGGAGACGCAGTTTTGGTATAGGCAGGGGCGCGGGTGGATTCAGTTCTCGAAGGTGCGGAAGTACAAGCCGGGTGAGAGCAGTCGGGCCAGCACCAACTACAGCAGCAGCGGTGACACGCAGCCGCCATCGCCGGAGCGCCGAGCCGAGCCAAATGAGGGCGAAGAAAAGCAGTTTGTGGGGGAGGCGCGATTCCCGCCTGTGGCTGGCAGCAGCTTCCAGGAAGCGGATCGAGAGTATGAGGTGCGCTATCCCGTGAGCAATGCCCACTGTGAGGAGGTGGCACGGCGCGAGGGGGCGCTGCTGCACGGCAGGCAGGCGCGGATTAACTGGGTGCTTCCCCTGCGTCAGCGGTTTTTGGCAAACTATCAGCCGCTGATGGTGATCGACTGGATTCAGCCGAATGGCACAATCACCCGGCACCTGGCAGACGGCGTGAGCTTTGTGCATGAGCCGCGCCGGGGCGTGGTGGGGGGAGACTCGATCAACCTAGGGCAGGTGAAACGGCGATCGCCCCCTCCCCCAACGCCACCCGCAGACGGCGTGAGCGACCCGGATGAGTATTTGTTCCACCCTTACGCCGAAAGTGCCACGCTGAAAGGGGCGATCGCCCTCACGGGCACGCTGTTTGCCCCTGGCTATGCGCTAGAGGAGGAGCTTGAGTTTGGTGGCGTAACGACCACCACGGGTATCTTGCAAGTGCCCGACGACCTGACGGGTACAATTGAAATTAATGGCGAATTATTACCGACGGGAGAGGACATGAGGGAAGCGCCGCTAACGATTCCGCCAGAGGGCATGGTGCTGGAGTGGCTGAGCAGCACGCAGATCCGAATCACGGCCGGGCGCTGCGTCTATCCCGTTAACGGCGAAACCTATCGCGCCGTGGCGGTGAATCCCAGCAACTACACCAAGTCGATCAACGCCACCTGGGCAGAAGGCGGAGCGGGCGGGCGCGTGGGTGGGGCGCTGGCTGCGAACACGACCTATCACGTCTTTGCGATCGTGAATGCAGCGGGCGGCGTGGATTTTATGTTCGACACGAGCGTCACGGGGGCGAATGCGCCGTCTGGCTATCTGAGCCGGAGGCGGATCGGGTCTGTGATCACGGATGGCAGCAGCAATATCCGGCGCTTTGAACAGGTGGGCCATCTGTTCACCTGGGCTGAACCCGTGACCGATTTCAGCGGGACGGTTCCGACGAGCACTGAAAACCTGCAAGCGCTCACAGTGCCCGCTGGAATTCGTGTAGAGCCAATCCTGCGGATTTTTGCGAATCAGCATGGGCAGCCAGTCCGAATCGCCAGCGCAGGTTTGCCGACTACAAACGTTGGAACCGCCGCAAATCACACAGGACTGACTGATACGACTGTCACTCAGCGCCCGTCACTTTCTCGGACGATCGCCACCAACACCTCACGCCAGATTAGGTTTTGGGCTGATGGCTCAATTACCATTGGTGGGCTAAGCATCTACGGCTGGGTCGATCCTCTGTACTAAAAAATCATGCCCTTTGTAAAACTCGACGAAAATGAAGCCGTGATCGGCTACGCCACTAGCCCTCCCAGCGCCGAGGCTGAGGAGTGGATTGAGGTGAGCGAGGACGATCCGGCGGTGGTGGAATTCCTGAACTCAGTCACACCCAGCCCCCCTGACTTTGCGGGGCACCTGGGCACCCAGCGGGGCACGGCTGAATTTAGCCGCGCCTACACCGCCGCTGATGAGTCGATTGACGGGCTTTAACCTGGAGGCTTGAGTGTGACCTTTCAAACGTTTCTCGACGGACTGACGGAGCTGCTGGAGATCAACTACCGCAGCCGCGCCAAGTTCGACCCGGCAAAGTTCCGAGTTGCCCTACTCAACGACACGGACGCAATGACCGCCAATGCGACGCATATGGCAGTGCTGAAAAAAGAGGTGCTGCACAGCGACGGCTATGCGCGGGGCACCTGGGCACCCAGCGGGGCACCCGTGAAAGACACGGTGAACGGCACGGTTGGCACACCGCTGGTGATTGTGACGCTGACTAAGCCGGGTAGCCCCAACACGCCTTTGCAATACGATTGCGTGGCGCTGATTGCCGACGGGACGACCGTGAGCAATCGGCTGATCAGCTCAATCAGCAGCAATG